GTTCGCAATGACATAATTCTTAACTATGGCAATAATTTTGGTTCACAGAAAAGCGCAATTGATTTAGACAGCATTGCAACCTTTGGTTATCGAGGCGAAACGATCAATACAGTTTTGCATGATGCTACCGATGCTCAAGCTGTGGCTAATCGCTTTATTTCGCTTAGATCCTATCCAAGAGCCTTATTTGATAGCATTACATTTCCATTGACAAACTCAGCCATTGATGATGTAGATCGAGATGCCTTGCTTAACATTTTTGTGGGTCAGCCAATGCGAATAACAGACTTGCCTGTCCAGATAGCCCCAACTCAACAGTTTGAGGGTTATGTTGAAGGCTGGCGTTGGAGCACTAGATTCAACGAATTATTTTTAACCATAAATTTGAGCCCGATCGAGTTTTCCCAAGTTGCAGTTCAATGGGAGCAAGTATCAGCCTCAGAGGCTTGGAACACTCTAAGTGGTACACTTACATGGGAAAATGCGATTGGAGCAGTAGCCTAATATGGCAAACACAACGAATTATAATTGGGAAACACCGGACGACACCGATCTGGTCAAGGATGGCGCAGCTGCTATTCGGACACTTGGCACAGCAATTGACACAACAGTTTTCACAAATGCCGGAGCATCAATTGCCAAAACTATTGTTGATGCAAAAGGCGACATTATTGCGGCAACCGCAGCAGATACAGTTTCAAGATTAGCCGTTGGTGCAAATGACACAGTATTAACAGCAGATTCATCAGCAGCAACTGGATTAAAATGGGCTGCTCCTGCTGGTGGTAGCGGTGGAATGACTTTAATTTCAACAACTACTTTAAGTGGTTCAACAACATCTCTTACAAGTATTGCTGGCACTTACAAACATTTATTGTTAATTGTTTCAGGAAGCACCGCTACTGGTAATTATCAATACACAGTCAGACCAAATGGAACTACTGGTAATTTTAGGGGAATTCGCTGTAATACTACAAGCCTTGCTAATACAAATAATGCTAATTTAGCCGCTATGACAACAGATGCAACAAGCAATAATACAACCAATGCTTATGCTATTTGGATTTACAATTATGCTAATTCAACTTATGTGAAAAATGTAGATTTATTTGGTGATATGCAAGACACAGTTGGTGATGGTATCCCTAATTTTGCAAGAGGTATATTTAATTTAACAAACGCAATTACATCAATCGACATAGTTTGTACATCAACCTTTAATGGTGGGCAAGCATTACTATATGGAGTATCATAAAATGACAAAACCAATAATTAGAATACACAACACAGAAACCAATGAAGTTATCGACAGGCAAATGACTAATGCTGAGTTTGCACAATACCAAGCAGACCAAGAATTAGAAGCGCAACGCCAAGCACAAGTCGAAGCCGAGGGTGCTGCCAAAGCAGCATTACTTGATCGTTTAGGCATTACTGAGGATGAAGCAAAACTTCTACTTGCGTAATGAAACCTTGGTTATCTAAAGCTGCTGTTCAACTGCGTGAGCAGATCGATGACAATTTTGCCGATAGATCTAGAAAATCGGATGGTTGGATTTCAGACGCTAGGCATCAAAAAGTAAAATCGGATCATAACGCCTTGCCTTCGGGTGAGGTTTGTGCCATTGACATTACAGCTGATCTAGGACAAGCCGAGGGCATATCTGCCTACCTTGCCGATCAAATCCGGATTGCTGGCAAAACAGATAAACGGATCAAATATGTTATTCACAATCATCATATTGCCAGCAAACTATTAAACTGGCGTTGGCGTAAATACAAAGGCATTAATCCCCACACCAAACATATTCATATTTCATTCCATCCAAAACAATCAGGAGAGTTCTTTAACATCCCACTACTAGGAGGACAAAATGGCTAGTCCATACAACATACTAATCGATCAAGGCGCAACCTATACTTTAGCCATTACTTACAAAGATTCAGCGGGTGCTGCAATCAACCTGACTAATTACACAGCTGCTATGCAGTTAAGGCTTTCCTATGATGCCTCAACGCCAGTATTGTCTTTATCAAGCCCATCCAACGGAATTGTAATTACCGGAGCAAGTGGCTTAATTAGTATTACGATTACAGACACACAAACCGCTGCTTTAGCTGCTAATACATTTTTCTATGATTTAGAAATTACATCGCCAACATCTGTAAAAACCCGATTGATTCAAGGAGTTGCCACAGTATCCCCAGAGGTAACTAGATGAGCAATACTTTAACAGTTACTGAGGTAGTCAATTCTGTAACAGTTACTCCTGTCAATAATACAGTTACTGTTTCAGACGTAGGTGTGCAAGGGCCTGCTGGTGCTACTGGTGCTACTGGAGCAACTGGTGCAGCTGGATCATCAGGCGTTGTAACAGTCAATGCACCAATTACAAATGCTGGCACTTCATCCGCTGCAAACCTTTCAGTATCTACTGGCACAACATCTGCTGTTGGAGTATTGCAATTAACCGATTCAGTATCTAGCACAAGCACAACAACTGCTGCAACTGCTAATGCGGTTAAAGATACTTTTGATTCAATACCATCATTAGCAAAACTGACGGGTAACTATTATAGAACACCTACTACAACTCTTTCAACTTCAATAAACCCTACAACAAATAGATTATTGTTAACTCCGATTTATTTAGATCGTACGCTTACATTAGATAGATTAGCGGCAGTTAGCGGCCCTGCATTTGTTGGAACTTCGTCTGTTAGATTAGGCATTTACGATAGTCTTAACGGTAAGCCTAACGCTCTAGTTTTAGACGCTGGAACGGTATCATTTACTGCAATCAACACAACTTTACAAATTACAGTTAGTCAAAGTTTGAATAAGGGGTTTTATTGGTTGGCCTTTTGCCAGCAAAGTGCTCCGACTACTGCGGCTTATTGGGGTCAAGCAAGCGGACAGACTGCAAGTAACGTGTATATGTTTGGCTCAAGCACAGCTACTGGATCGCTCAATAATTCTTTTTTCCAAAATAGCGTAACAGGGGCTTTGCCATCAAATATATCTACAACATCATCTCCTTTTGAGGCCAGTCCTTATGTATGGGCAAGGTTTGCATAATGAAAATAATTACCTACGGCTTAGGCGGCCATGACGAGACCAAGCCAAATAACAACATCGTTGAAGAAATCGACCTACCAGATGAGGAAACAAATGAAACTATCTAACAAGCACAAGGCAGCAATTAAGTCATATCTAAGAGCTGTGGCTGCATCCGGCATAACTGTCCTGTTGGCAATTGTTGCTGACATTCGACCAGAGTTTGCAATCCTTGCTGGAGCATTGGTTGCACCTCTTGCCAAGGCATTAGATCCAAAGTCTGGCAAAGAAGCTGATTATGGAATTAATGCGAAATGAGTCCAGAGTCTTGGGTCGCTATCGCTTCTGGCGTATGCGCCGTAACCGCCAGTTTGTTTATGGGTCTGCGTTGGGTTATTAAATCCTATTTAGCAGAACTAAAGCCGAACTCAGGCACAAGCATGAAGGATCAAATTACAAGACTTGAACAGCGTGTCGATGATCTGTTTGTCTTAATTAGTAAGCGATAATTTTAATTATGGCGAACACACGAAAACCTATCAAACGCAAAAAGATCAATCGTCGAGTCGTTCGCCAATCTCCTGAACCATTATCGAAGATCGATCAGCATTACACCGCATTGCACGAATGCTACAAAGCAGCTAGAAAAGCAGGATTCACACCTGAGCACGCTTTTTGGTTGATGACTGAACATAAAACATTCCCTGATTGGATTGTGGGCGATGGTGGGATCATCCCATCCATAGATCCAACTGACGATGAGGATGACGATTAAGCGATACTTGGTTATTTCGGATTTACAAATCCCATACCACCATGAAGTAGCAGTCAAGAATGTAATTAAGTTAGCCAAGCGAGAGAGGTTTGATAGTGTCCTTTGCGTTGGCGATGAAATCGATTTTCAAACAATTAGCCGATGGGCTGAAAAAACACCTTTGGCTTATCAACAAACTTTGGATGATGACCGCACGGCTACTCAAGAGATCCTTTGGGCTCTCACAGAGCACAGCCGAGAAGCTCATATTATCCGGAGTAATCATACTGATCGCTTATATAACACTCTGCTGAAAGTTCCGGGAATGATCTCACTTCCCGAATTGCAGTATTCGAAATTTATGGATTTTGATTCTATGGGCATTACCTTTCATAAAACATTCTATGAATTTGAAAAGGGCTGGATCTTGGCTCATGGCGATGAAGGCAACATGAACCCCAACGCTGGACAGACTGCCCTAAATCTTGCCAAAAAGGCAGGAAAGAGCGTGGTTTGTGGTCATACCCATAGGCTAGGTATGTCTGCCTACTCAGAGGGGCTCTACGGGGCTTACAGACCCCTTTACGGGGTTGAAACAGGCAACCTTATGAACAGAGCAAAAGCCTCCTATACTAAAGGCTTGGCTAATTGGCAAATGGGCATAGTTTTGATGGAGTGGGATGGCAAGAATATGAGCGTGCAGATGATCCCAATTAACAAAGATGGCAGTTTCACAGCTCTTGGAAAGTCTTATGGGTCTTGAAACCGATTATCACGAACGCACGATTGATGACCATATCGATGATTTTGAGGATATTAGCGTTATCTAATCGTTATACAACACTCCGAAAGAAAATAACCAAGCGTCCTTGATTTAGGTCATACTTTCTGTATCCACACGAACGCTGTGGGTAAAGGGAGCAGTATGAAAATCAACGGAATCACCATTTTATGGTTCATGATAGCAACCGGCTTATTAGCGTATGCAGTCAGTCTATGGAAAACCGAAATTTATAATCGGGGATACTGGTCTGGGCGTGCAACGGGTTGGGATATGCACCGCAGAATGATTACCATTAAACAGCAGTCAGATGAAGTCTTTGATTATGACAAAAACTGAGCAGCTCTTTGATGAGGTCATACAAATCTTGCACTCAAGAGGTTCGCAATACGGGCATCCAATTGGAAACCATAAACGCATTGCCGAACTCTGGTCGGCTTACCTTGGTTATCCAATACAACCAAATGAGGTTGCAATACTCATGTGCTTGGTCAAAATCAGCCGACAAGCTGAAGATCCAAGAGTCGATGATAATTACAAAGACGCACTTGGATATATCGCAATAGCAAAGATGGTAACTGAAGCAATGCAGGATGAAGATGGAGTGTGGTCAGATGGCATTTAAATTAGATGATTATGAGGATGTGGCAACCCTTAACAAATGGTTTATTAGCAACTATCCAATGGGTCGATCAGATCTATCTGTCATAAGCCATGATCCTGAAAAGGGTTATATCTTGATTCAAGCAACAATTTGGCGAGATAGTAAAGATGCTGCTCCGGCAGTTTCGAATGTCGCATTTGGATCAAGAGAAACTTACATTCCTAACATGAAAAAGTTTTATGTTGAAGATACTGCAACAAGCGCTTTAGGGAGAGCAATCATTCTACTTAAAGGATCTGACAAAACTGCGACAAGAGATGACATGCAAAAGGTCGAAAGCAATCCATCATTCAAGGAGAAGCTAGAAAGCCGGCAAAATATGTATGGAAAGCCCGGCTCTAAGTCAGCACAAATCGAAACAATCCTAAGAGATAGTTTTGCAGCTGATAAGAAAGATCCTGAACCGGTTGCTTGGTCAGTTGGTGATGTGGTTGCTGAGATAGGTGCATCAATACCTAATGAGCCACCTGCATGCCAGCATGGTCATATCTTGAAAGAAGGAATCTCTAAAGGAGGTAAGCCTTACTATGGTTATGTTTGTAAAGCAAAAGAATGTCCACCCAATTGGGCAACACTTACCGCTAATGGAAAAT